AATCAAAATCCATGTTTTATAGAACATATTGATTTCAATAATAAGAGAGTAGTGTTAAGAGTAGATTGGAATATTCCTTTAAATGATGAAGGAAAAATAAAAGATGATTTCCGAATTAGGTCTTCTTTACCAACAATAGATTATATATTAAAACAACCAATAAGGAGTTTGGTATTAGTTTCCCACTTAGGACGACCAACAAAAAAAGATAGAGAGAAATATAGTTGGAAACAATTATTACCCCAACTTCAATCCTATTTTAAAGAACCCTTAGAATTTCTCTCAAATGGAATTTCTGAAGAATCATTACAAACAATAAATAATTCAAAGCAACATAAACTATATCTCTTAGAAAATATTCGATTTCATGAAGAAGAAACAAATAAATCTCCTTGTGAGGATTATATGGATTTATATAAACAATTCGGAAATGTATATATTAATGATGCATTTGGAACATGCCACCGGTCCCACAAAAGTGTGATGAATAGTAATTATTATGGGTATTTGATTCAAAAAGAATTAGAATGTTTGCATTCAATTACTAAAAATCCTAAGAATGAAAAAATATTAGCTATTATAGGAGGGGGAAAAATGGACGATAAATTACCCCTATTAGAGAGTTTATCCAAAAAGGTAGATAAGTTATATATTGCAGGAGGAAATGTAAATGGATATAAAAAATATGAAGAATTTCTCTCAAAAATAGAAAATAACAAGGCAATCATTTATAAAGTTAAGGATGGTATGGGTTCTAATCATTTAAATGAAGATCCAACCTATATCCCCATTGTAAATAATACAGAAAAAATGGTGTGTGATATTGGAATTCATTCATTAAATGAGCTTCAAGATCAAATAGAAGAGAGTGATATAGTATTTTGGAATGGACCATTAGGAATTGTGGAAAATCGCCATTACGAACCAGGAAGTAAATCGTTGTTTAATATGTTAAAAAAAAGCGGTAAAAAAGTAATTATTGGAGGAGGTGATACAGCAGCATTTGTAAATCAATTTTCACATAATTTTTATTATATATCCACAGGAGGAGGAGCAACCATAGATTATATAGCAAATGATAAATTAGTAGGTTTAGAATTTATGGAGATTTATTCCCGAGTCTAAATATATCCAGTGGGCCCCAACCATTTTTTTTTGTTTGATATAGGTCTCCAGTTTCAATATCATTTTGAGTAAATTCATTTATTATTTCTTGTTTATCAATCCAATCTTGCTCTTCGGCTTTGAACCATAAAGTTTCAAGATGAGAAAGAGATTTATTAGAATCATCAGATTTAAATGGATCAAGTAGATTGTCTAAGAAAGGATTAATTTTCTCAGGGTCAATAAGGATAGGCCTAGTTAATCCAATGAAAGACATTAATTGTTTAAGCTTGGAATATTTTCTTTTTTGCAAGGAATGAAAATCCACAAGTTTATAAGGAAATAAATAACGATATAATAAACCACGATTTTGTGACAACTCAGCATTTTCAATCTCTTGACGAAACATTTGATCAATCATAGAAAAAGCCGATTTAATTAAAAGTATTTCATTAATTACCTTTTTCTTTTTTGAAAATAATTTATGTAAATGAAATTTATATTCTTTACTCATAGCTTGATTATTTTTATGTTTATCTTTTTGCATTAAATTAATGTAGCGAATTTCGTTTTTAATATTTTTCAATACCGTTAGCATTTTTTTATTATAATCATCAATTTTTTTAATTATAGAAAAAACATTTGTATTATAAATGACAGGAAACCGATACCGAATTGCCCGTGGAATTATAAATTGATTAGTTTCTTTAATTTCCGATATTTTGGTTTCTACATGTTTTAATTTTTCTACAACCTTTGTTTCGATCCCTTTAAACATAGTTTTTTTTTCATTTTCCGTCTTTTTGTCAGTCACAAAGAATAATAATAAACTTCCCGAAGTGAATTCTACTGAGGTTTGAAGCTTATCATATTGATGAGAAGAAGTTTTATGAGCTTCAGATTGAGCATCAAACTTAAAATAACTAACTAATGCTAATAAAAAAGCAATTAAAGCATTGGTGGAAGACAATACAACATTTTGGAATGAATATTTATCTAATACCTCAGGCAAAATTGAAGCAGTTGCTGATAATAAAATTGCTGGCATCATTAATTTATGTAATTGTGTTTCAGTATAATTCTTTGATTCCATGTAAATAATTTTTTGACCTTTTAAATAACTGGCTAATATATCAAGGGCTGAAGAAAATTTATGATTTTGTTCTAAATAGTATTTATTAATTTCATTTTCTACTGCATGATAATTTAATTTTTTTCGAATATATTTATCTCTAATTTCATTTATTTCTTGAATTGGAGGAAATGATAATTTTTGATCTTGGTTTTCTTCAAGCATCTCCATATGCTGCATTTCAATCTCTTCGGGTTCAAATTCTGAAACTGCATTGCTCGTATCATTTGAATCACTATCTTCAAAACTACTGATACTTAATCCATTTTTTTTAGCTGTGAATTTAGGTTCATTTGAAGATAATTTGTTCTTCCATTGAATAAAATATTTAAACATTAATAACTTTTTTTCTATATTTTCACTCAATGGAGGGGTATCCTTAATTTTTAGATTAATGTTTTCAGACATTATATATATATATATGAATGAAAACATTAAGGTGATAGAACTTAAAAAAAATAATATCATTATAAATTCATTAAAAAGAGCGTTGAAAAACTCTTTTCAAAAAGAACACATAGATCCTGAATATATTGATATTAACTTATACGATAAAATATATATATGCTATTCTGGTGGGCAATCAAGTATTAGGAAGAAAACCTTTACACCTACAACAATTCTAGGATTTGCATTAATAACCGATATAACAAAATATAGGAATTCATCCACCCATTTTATAGATTTAATTACAAATATCAACCAAATAAATAAAAAAATAGGATTACTATTGTTGAATACGCTTGAAAATAATTGTAAAAATGTGGAATTAGTGGCATTACCTTATGTAGTAAATTATTATTTAAAACAAGGATTTTACATAAAAAATATATTATTAAAAGAAACAATTCCATTTAAAAATATACATTTTGCAAACGACAATGAAGTATTTGAATTAATAAAGAATAACGAAAAATTTAAACAATTTTATACAAAAATTTTACAAAATAATTCTGCCAAAAATAAAACAGAATACAAAGAAATTTACACTAATCAAGAAATAACAGATATTATTTTTAATGGTATTGAAATGATTAAACACCTGTAGATCCAAAACCTCCACTACCTCTTTCTGTGGAATCTAATTCATCTACAATACAAACCTTCAATGGCTGAAGATCTGGAGAACAAATTTGTACCAAACGATTATGTTTTTCAATTTTTTCCATATCACTACCAATATTATCAAAAGCACAAAGCAAATTTCCCCTATAACCACTATCAATAATTCCCACAGAATTGGCAAGACGCAATTTGGTCTTACTAATACTTGACCTAGGATATAAATAATAACCCATAGGTTTTCCTTCTGAAGAAATAAGCTTTCCTTTCACTTTGAAATCGACCTTTTTAAAATTATCTACTTCAATAGCTTCAGGAAGAAAAAGATCAAATCCAGAATCAGGATATTGACTAGCTTCAATCTTCTCGTTATGAAGTTCCGCCTTTTCGGTATATAGCTCCTTAAGACTATCCTCTACGCTAATGAATAATGTATGCATAATAATAAAAACATGAAATTTATATTTAAGTATATATTTTATACTTATTGGGATTGAAACCTCCACATGTTTTATTTTTATCACTATAATAATCCTGTAGTAATTGTAAATTATTAGCTTGTAAATAATTTGTATTACATTCGTTTGAGTTTATAACAAATGGAAATGGTTTGTTATATCCTGTAGGGAAAGGTGTAGCCCTGCGTGCGCTTCGAATAGGATTATATAAGCCAGAACTATAGACCAAACCTGTTTCTTTGGTATAAGGAAGATTAAAATTAATATTATATGAAAGGGGATAATATTTACCATTTATACGAGAGCCACAAGACCTATCTACTAAAGCAGAACATTTGTTGATTTTTCCTAACTTATTATCTTCAAAATTCATATTACTTGTTTGGTAGGTGGAACATTGCGCCGTAGATATTTTTTTCTTGTCAATGTATTGTTGTTGAGAACTAAGAACATTCCCCCCTGAATTGAAATCGGAAGTACCACCGACCCAATTATTGTATATTTTTTGTAATTGATTATGATTTGGAAGAGGAAATCCATGTAATTCCGAAGCGGTAAATGGAGTTTTTTTCCATCTTTTTCTATTTTTAATAACTCCTCCTTGACTTAAAACACTAGGCTTAACTGTATGAGAAGTATCAGCACAACAATTTGATGATAAAGGAACTTTTGAGAATAAAGAATTCTTACCGACTCCTCCAATATTTCTATGAGGACCATTAATTGAAAAACCACCTGTTTTATTTGTAATTACTACACCAGATGCTCCAAATGAAGGTACATTAATAACGAAGGCGTTATTAGGTTGGGAACGCCCTGATAAATTATATTTTGCTTGTGTTTTCTTTTTTAATGTAGCAATTGACATATATATTATCAATTGATATAAAAAAAGATATATTTTATATAAAATATAAAATAAATCTATACCTAGACAAGTTTATAAAGCATTTGCCTAAACCCATATAAGTAAAAAGTCTTATCATGGGAAATTAGGCTTTGGGACTTGCGAAATTAAAATTTTCCAAAACCAAGGGTCATTAAATACTACCTTATAATCCTTACCATTTAATAGTTCCTCTTTAATTTGAGAAACATTATTATACCAGTTTAAGTAATGAATGAAAACTTTTCTATATTTGTTTCCATTACTATCTGTTCGATTGACTATATCAATACGATGAATATGTCCAAAATTAAGCTTTAAAATCGTTTCGCGAATAAATACAGAGGAATAATCTCCATAAATCTTAGGAATACACAAACTAGGATTCATTTATTTTTTATTATTATATAAGAAAATAAAAGGAAATCAATTTTATTATAAAATATAATAGAGCAGGCTCCTATACCATTAATTAGTTTAAGTAAAAAATAAAGAAAATGCTGTAAGGAACCTATATATATA